CACACCTTGTCTTTGCGCAACATGAATCCTCCGGAGCTTTTACTGAATGATTGCACTGAGTACAGCGCTAAACAGTTATTGCACTCTTTTATAAATGCTTACATAACTCCTGAAGGTAATCACGCACTTTCTACCATGTCGTCAATAGGTCCGACTCTCACCTCCATCGTCAATTGGTTGCACAAACAAGACTCCTCCGTTGCTGACAAAATCGTCCCTGAGTTACCTTATTTACGCGATAAATTTAACCATTATGAAGTCATAATTAAACGTAACCCAAAGATAAAGTTGGACGCTGATTGTTTTGATAATTTTCCTGCCCTTCAGAGCATCATTCACTGTGATAAAAAATTTAATGCCATAATGTGTCCTATTATAGATAAGCTAAAGAATCGCTTGAAAGCTTGTTTGCCCAACCATGTACTACTTTTTTGTGACGTTTCACCCGAGCAATTCGCCGCTAACATTGACTCTGTTTGCCCACCGACTATGGTCACCTATGGTGAGCCTACCTTAGAAATCGACGCGTCGCAGTTCGACCAATCTCAAGGTTTAACTGTACTGGAATTTGAATGTTTGTTGATGCGATTCTTTGGCGTGCGTGAGTTCTACATCACTATGTGGTATGCTTCGCATTACTACAAAATAGTCCGTGATAGGAAGCACCGTAACACCTTCATCCTTCCACAGCAGAGGACTAGTGGCGACGGCGGTACTTGGTTTTTCAATACTACTTATCTTATGTCTGTAATCGCTTATCAGTATAATATTTCTACCGTTAAATTTGCTTTATTTTCAGGAGATGATAGTCTTATCGTCGGTCGTTTTTCTCCCAGACATAATGTTTCTTTCTTTGCCGAGAAATTCAACCTTCAGATTAAACTCTTTAATTTTTCCAAATCATTTTACTTCTGTTCTAAATTTCTTATCAAATCGCCATACGGGTGGATATTTCTACCTGATCCTTTGAAAATTTTGGTCAAACTAGGTTCACACAACATCCGTAACTTTGAACACTTGGAACTTATTCGTATATCACTCGAGGATCTTACACGCGACTACGATAGGGTGGACTTATCGTGTTTATCGATAAATGTATGCACGATCGTTATCCTGCCAACACCAACTATTCGAAATTGGTTCTTGCCCTCCACGGTCTTATCCGCGACAAACCTGCTTTCACTTGTATGTTCTACGTCCCAGTCGGCGTAGAGCTACTGCAAGATCCTTCAATACCAAATTTAGATTAATTTATGTCATTCACAATGTCTATTCAAAGTTTAATGGTTAAAGCTGTCCTTGATGTTACCAAACACTGCGGCTGTCATTCCGACGTCCGTAAAATCTTGGATATCTATGTTAAATTCTCTAATCCCATGTGTAATCAATACAACTACACATCTTTGTTAAATGAAATATTAATGTTAAATAAATCTTTAAGCGCAATTTATACAATTATCCCACTTCAACGTTTTAATACGCATAACGATAAGTATATCGCTACTGCTGAGATAGTATATAATAATAAAGTTTATCCTTTATCTTGCAACATACCCTTCTTCGACAAGAAGTCGTGTAGTGACAATATCTCAAGATTAATTATCAAAGAAATCTCATCTCTTCTTCCCAAAGTCACCTACCCTAAATGGTATTCGCCCGACATCTTTAACATGACTTTAAGTGAAATAATAGAAAAATTTGACTCATTCACTGTCAAACAACATGTACGTACAACTTCTGAATCTGATAATCCCGAGTCTCCTTAATCTCACCTTATCTGAGACTTACTATCTTGATGAGTTTAAACTCCGTCACTACCAGAGCTTTCGACACTTTGATCTATCCCCTGTTTTGCTATACACTATTAATCATAATCCTAAGTGCTTAGTGGCATATGACAGTATTTTGTCCTCTTCATGCCCGTCTTTACCTAGTTGTGGTATTTCTAAATCTTATATACATACCAACTCTATTCTTGATAAAATCACCTTTTGCTATTATATTAAACCTGTAGCTTCTTCTGTAAATGTTGTACACAACGCCACAGTTCTTTCACCTAAGCATATAACGCTTTCATCATCTTCTTATACTTTATCATCTGTCCCTGACTTAGAACCAAATAATCAATATATTGTCTTAACCACAGGTAATCTATATGCTATCACTACCTACGCATGCTATTCACAGTTTTTGTCTCCTAAATCCTTCTTGCCTTCTTCTGGAAGTTTTGCCTACGACGGCACAAATTTTGTCTTTAACACATATAATTACCATCAAGTTTGTTCTAT